ATGGGCACGATCACATCTCGCAAGCGCAAGGACAATTCGACGGCCTACACGGCGCAGATACGGATCAATCGGGATGGGCGCACAGTCTATCAGGAAAGCCAGACCTTCGACCGCAAGCAGGTCGCCCAGGTCTGGATCAAACGCCGGGAGACGGAGCTGGCCGAGCCCGGCGCGATCGAGCGGGCGAACCGCAAGGGTGTGACGATCAGGCAGATGATCGAGCAGTACCTGAAGGAGTACGAAAAGGTCCGTCCGTTGGGCAAAACCAAAAGAGCGACGCTGAACGCGATCAAGGACACCTGGTTGGGCGAGCTAGACGACTCGGCCCTGACCAGTCAGAAGCTGGTGAAGTTCGCGCAGTGGCGCATGAGCGATGAGGGCGGCGGCATTCAGGCACAGACGGTGGGCAACGATCTGTCCCACCTCGGAGCGGTGTTATCTGTGGCGCGGCCGGCTTGGGGATATGCGATTGATCCGCTGGCCATGCCGGACGCGCGCAAGGTGTTGCGCAAGCTGGGCATGGTCAGCAAGAGCAAGGAGCGCAACCGCCGGCCGACGCTGACGGAGCTGGACAAGTTGATGGTGCATTACTTCGAGATGCAGACTCGACGCAAAGCCCAGATCGACATGCCGAAGCTGATCGCCTTCGCGATCTTTTCGACGCGCCGGCAGGAGGAGATCACCCGAATACGTTGGGACGATCTCGACTGCGCCCGGCAAGCGGTGCTGGTGCGGGACATGAAGAACCCCGGGCAGAAGATCGGCAATGACGTGTGGTGTCATCTTCCCGATGAGGCATGGGCGATCATTCAAGCTATGCCGAAAGTGGCCGATGAAATCTTTCCGTATAACGGCAAGTCGGTGTCGGCTTCCTTCACCCGGGCTTGCCCGCTCCTAGGTATCAAGGACCTGCACTTCCATGACCTGCGGCACGAAGGGGTGAGTCGGCTGTTCGAGATGGACTGGGACATTCCCAGAGTGTCGAGCGTGTCCGGGCATCGGGACTGGAATTCGCTTCGTCGTTATACCCATCTTCGAGGCAATGGGGATGCCTATTTGAACTGGGCCTGGTTAAAAAGGATTTTGGTGTAAATGTCTAACGCTTTTAAGTCGAATGTCGTTGTTGATAAGTCCTATCTGCAGGCGGTATCCAAGGAAAGTATGACCGAGTTGGCATCAGCGCACGGGTTGTTGATGACTGAGGCTATGCTGTATGAGTTGGTGAAAGGTACCGATGCCGACAGGGCAAAGTGGTTCTACAAGTTCCCGGATGTGGCGAGACCGTTCGAATTGATTCCGACTCCGGGCGTTCTGATGCGCCACGAACAGCGAAGCAATGCAGCCTGCGGTTTGCCCAGCAGCCATGTACGGAATATCGATCACTCGCATACGGCGTTGTATCGGAATCCGGGTTATTCGGTTCCGGAGGACCTGATCAAGGCCCTAGATAGGAAAAGGAAGGAAATCGACGAGGATACCGATCAGATGCTATCGCTGATCGACAGTATTCCGATCCTGTTTCCAGAATTTGAGCTAGCGCTTGAGAAGGACTATCTCGCTCTAAAGCGGAAGGCTCAGGATAAGATTTTTACCGATGTTGATTTTGTGCGGCATAAGGCAGAGTTGCTGTTGAAGCAATCTCCGTTTTTTTCATCAACCAATGTCGCCAGAATTGACCATGAGTGGATCACCTTCAGATGGCTTCAGGTGGGATTGCTGTTTGTCCTGGATCTCAAGGTTAAATACCCTGGTGGTATCGCGTCTGTCATGACGCCCAAGCTGAGAGAACGCATCAGGCACGATGTTCTGGACGCTCAGTATCTGATGATGGGGCTGCTGGAAGGGGCTCTCGCCACGAAAGAGAAAAAATTGTGTGAGTGGTGGTTGAAGCTCAAACCGGATGGTGTTCTCTATAATTAGGACGTTTCGCAAAGAAGGAGAGCGTGAGCTCTCCTTCTTTGGTTTGCTCCTCAGGCAACCCTGCCCATCAATTGATTCTGCTCGCGAGTGGCCTTTTCACGCTGTCGATCAATGTAGTCGGCAAGATCCTTCAGGTGGATGCCCAGCCCGGCTTTCTGGCTATTGGCACCTAGGCGAACCACAGGTATATCGATCTCTCCCGACAAGCGCTTATGCTTGAATTTCTCCACGGTCAGATTCATGTAATCGGCGCATACGCGATCCAGGGAAATAACTGCCTGACCGTTGTACTGGGCCATCAACAGGAAAAGGGTGTTCATGCGGCCTCCTGGTTATTGTCTGTTGAAAAGTAGGTTGAATGCGCTCGCTGCCACGATTGGAACCTGTCCGTTGCCAATGGCTTTAAGTCGGTCCAGCCGATAGGCCACCCCATCAGCCACTCGGCCCAGTCCGGGTTCAGATGACCACCATCCAGTGCCATCACTGCATGATCCAGGCGATCGTTTGTGCGGTTTGCCCCGGATCGGCGAGTCAATGCGGCAGGAGAGGACCCCTTGGCCATGCTCGCCACCGGCGTTGGCCAGCGCCTGCGTGCTGTCCTCTGCAATGAGCCAGATTCGATTCCGCTGATGCGGAGCGGCGAAGTCAGCCGCTCCGATAACACCCCATTGCGCGTCATACCCCATTTCGGCAAGGTCACCGAGCACGACGGCAAGACCTCTTCCCACAAGCAACGGTGAGTTCTCCAACTCGACGTAGCGCGGTCGTACCTCATCGGTAATTCGTGCCATCTGTCTCCACAGTCCAGAGCGTGCGCCGGCGATGCCCAGACCATTGCCCGCGGCCGAGATGTCCTGACAAGGAAATCCTCCCGAAACCACGTCAACAAGGCCTCGCCATGGTCGTCCGTCAAAACTGCACACGTCAGACCAAATCGGGAAAGGCGGGAGCAATCCATCGGTTTGTCGTTGCGCCAGAATCTGTGCGACGTAGGCATCACGCTCAACGGCGCAGACGGTGCGCCAGCCGAGGAGCTGGCCGCCGAGTATTCCGCCACCAGCGCCTGCGAAAAGAGCCAGCTCATTCACGCGGCCTCCAATGAAGGACGCTTATACCCCTGAGCAAGCTGCGCGGGCGGGCGATTCTGAGCGGTTAGCGTTGCATTGGGTGTGGCTGCCTCGCGCAGCTTTTCGTGGGGTATAAGCGCCTCGGTGGTGCTGCTGGAAGAGGCAATAATGCCTGCTGCTTCGCAGCAGAGACTGTTTGTTTCTAGTGTGGAGACGCTGGTTTCTTTGCAGAGCAAAGCGGTCGTGGATTGGGTGTTGTACCGGCCCTTTTGCTTGCCGCTTTCCTCTGAGTTTTGGTTGCGCGTTGGTTCGTCAGCCGCTGGTAAAGCGTGTGCCGTGTAGCGAGGGCTGTCGGGTTGAGTGAGGTTCTCGGTCATGCGGCGTCTCCTGCATTGAAAGGAGCCAATTGCTGAGCCATGTCGAGTGCCTTATCACGTAGTCCGCGGGTGTCGCGCTCTAGCTTTTTACCTGTGCGGAAGGCACTAAATGTTTCTGCAGCAATCCGAAGTTTTTCGGCGATTTCCAGCAGTGCCAGGTGTTCAGGGCCGCCGAACGCCAGCGCTACTTCCAGACGTTTGCTGTAGTGCGCCAAGCGGGTACGGTCGGCCGTGATGAAGTGGAGGGACGCCTTCAATTCGCGAATGTTCTTGGCGCTTGCGGCGTGCTGGATCTCTTGTCCTTCCTCCATGCCAGTTGATTTGCCGTCGCTGTAACCCATTCTGTAGCCCGCCCAGACAAGGAGGGCGGCGAGGGCGATCAGGGCGATGAGTGCGCAGATCTGAATTGCGGTCATGTGGTGTGCTCTTGGTGATCTCATTGGCTGGTGGTGGCAGTCGTTCGGTTTTGTGGGTGTTAATCGTTGGTGTCGTCCTGCTGTCGCTGCATGTCTTCGTCGGCCTTGTAGGCGCGGATGTCGATCAATGAGGCGACGTGCCGGATGTGGGCGTACTTCGGTGCCTTGCGGCTGGTGTCCAGCGTGGTGATGGGGAGCTGGATGCGGCCGCTGCTGATCTCGGCCACGAACGATTGCTCGTTGAGGTTGCGGAAGTACTGCTCGCGCACTTTGTCGAGCGGGATCAGGACGTCGCCGAAGATGCGGTAGAGCAGTTCGACGGTGGCTGACTCCGGTGCCGGGTGCAGGAGCAGCGGGTTTTGCGCTGTGTTACTCATGGCTTTGTTGGGCCTCTTTGCTTTGTTTTCTGGCCGGGTGGTTCCAGGCGTTTAGGCAGTGCCGTTTGGTCAGCTCGCGCAGATGTTCGGGCACTTCGAGGAGCGCGGCGTTTCGCTCCTCTCGTGTCCGCATGGCGATGATCTGGCGGGCGTATTCCCTAGGCCACGTCACGGTTGTCTGCCGGGATGGCGGGTAGCTCGATCCCCAACTGCTCGGCCAACCAGCGGATACCGGGCTGCTTGATCCGGGTCGATTGGCTGTATTGCATGCCGAGCTGATCGTGGTACCAGTGGCCATCCTTGACCCGCAGATAGTCGCGATCACGATTGGGGTAGGCAGGTAGGTTCCGCTTGTTGAGCAGGCCTTTCTCTCGCATGCTTGCAATGAGCTTCGGGCGAGTCAGCCCCAGGTGAGTTGCGGCTTGGGCGAGGGTGCGTTCCATGGCGTCCCCCTCATGCCGCGTGCGCGGCGGGGGTGGCCGCTGCAGCGAGATGGTTGATGGATTCAGTGACCTTGCCGTAGATCTCGACATCGCTCCCGTACACGGTGAAGCATCGGGTGTGCGGGCTTTTGTTACCGATGCTCAGAATGGTGGTGACACCTGAGCGCGATTGAGTACGGTGCAGTGCAACCTGAATGGGGTAATCGAAGCCCATGTCGAGGTTAAGTACGCCGCCGGTGCGTATTAGTTCGAATACGCGTTGTTTGTCTGAGACTTCAAAGCGACCGTATTCGCGACTGGCATGCGGGCGGTGTATCAGGTCGCTAGTGTTGCTCGCGTCAAACGGGCCGTTGGCGATCTCCTCGATGAAGTCAGCCAGTTTGAGGTGCGTTTTCTTGTCGTTCGGCAGGGTCAGCGTGTGGCGTTCGTTGCCCAGTTCGACGACGAAAGTGCTCTCTGTTGTACCGCGTTCGATTTTGAGACGGAACGCAAGGCACTCGCGTTTGGGCGCTGTCCGGAGGACGTGGTTGAAGGTCTCGGTCAGATTGACCTGGGCGTTGAGCAACTGCAGGGTGCGGTTGTCGATTTTGTATTTGATCATGCCGCACGCCCTCCGCCATTTGGATCGGATGGCGATGGAGCCGCGCCTACATTTTGCTTTGGTCTGCTTATGACAAACATGCAGCCGCCCTCGCGTGCGATGCGGCGAGCCTCGAAAATTCGAGAGAGGTTAGTTACGGTAGGGTGGATGTGCACAGTGGCTGTGATGGACATAGTCTCGTATCGCTCTGTGGTGGAAGAGTGACAACAAGATCAACCAAAAGCGCTACAAATGTCAACTGGTGGTTGATATTTTGATCTGAGCCACCGCTGATGCCGCATTGCTATCGTCCAATCAACATCTCAGATAAGCTCAGATTTACAAGGTGCCCTAAGAGGCATTAGAGAAAGGGCCAATGGATCTAGGGTGAGTAAATGGACGAAAAGGTGCCCCTGCCAACGACGTCGATGAGCGACGAGGCAGCTGTTTATTCGGCGTTTGGAATTCCCATTCCCAAGATTGACCGCATTAAGATTTTTAGCGCTAGTCAATGGGAAGACTTCACTCTCGAATGGGTTGATTCGATCCGTGAAAATTATAAAGAGGTGGAGCGTTGTGGTGGTGCGGGAGACATGGGTAGGGACATTATCGCTACTGATATAGTCGATCCTGATGTTTGGGATAATTATCAATGTAAGCACTACAAAAGTGGATTGACACCATCTGACATATGGGTGGAGTTGGGTAAGTTAGTTTATTATACGTTTATTGGGGAGTATCGCTATCCAAGGAAGTACTATTTCATCGCGCCCCAAGGAGCTGGGACTAAGTTATCGAACCTGTTGAAAAAGCCTAAGCTGCTAAAAGAGCAATTAAAGCTCCAGTGGAAAGATCAGTGTGAAAAGAGGATAACGTCAACAACTGATATTGTTCTTGCTGGGGGTATTGAAAGCTATCTAGATGGCTTGGATTTTGCAATTTTTCATGCGGTACCTCCCCTTCGTATAATTGAGCAGCACGCTAAAACACGTTGGCATGCTGCACGTTTTGGGGGGGGATTACCTTTGCGTCCGACAGTAGAGACGCCTCCAGAAGAAATTGCAAATGAAGAAGTGAATTATGTAAAGGCTTTGTTAGATGTGTATGGTGAGGCTTTGTCCACAGTGGTTAGCTCTGTAAAGGATTTGACTGCTTATAAAAAATATAATCGGCATTTCAGCTCTTCACGTTTTGAATTCTACAGTGCTGAAGCCCTGCGCACCTTCTCTCGAGATACGCTTCCGCCAGGCCCTTTTACTAAGCTGCAATTTCTAGTAAGGGCAGGTGTGGCAGACGTACTGGATGCGGATCATGACCTAAAATTTTTGCGTTTGACGTCGGTTACTAACTTCGCGGCATTATTGCCTATTACCGACAACCCCTTGGTTGAGCGCCTTACAATTTTAGACAAGAAAGGTATTTGCCATCAGTTAGTAAATGATGGTGAGTTTGGTTGGGGGGCTAATGATGAATGAAGCTGCGGAGTTTTCGCAATATAATGGCCCCCTCGAGGTGGGTTTAAGGGCGTTAGCTGTTCTCACTGAAGATTATCCTTCTGCGTATTCATTGCAGCGTTTAGTAATATTAGATTACTTAATAGTGCATTCTGATGATCTAAATTTTGGACCTGTGGGTCTGCATCCGCAGACTCCTCATAGGAGTGGGGAGCTATTGGTGAGGCGGGCTGCTCTCGAGAAAGGTCTTCTTTTATATCAAAGCAAAGGGCTTATTGAGAGAAAGTTCATGGAGAATGGTGTTTTGTACTCGGCTACCGAAAAATCTGGTTCTTTTATGGATGTGCTCAACGCAGGCTATTCGCTAAAACTTCGTGATAGGGCTGGGTGGTTGGTGGATCGTTTCAAGGAACAGTCGGATCAAGCACTTTCTGAATTAGTAAGGAAAGAGGCGGGTGACTGGGGGGCTGAATTTGAAATGGCACCGGCTCTAAAAAAAGGACTTGAGTTATGAAGGGGTTTCAGATTTCCAGTTTGACATTGTCTGGAGCCTCCGTGCCGAATGCGGAGGTGATTTTCAGGACGGGACTAAACGTAATATCCGGGCCGTCAGATACTGGAAAAACGTTCATTGTTCAATGCATTGATTATCTTCTAGGTGCTAGTAAAGTACCTAAGAGTGTGCCTGAAGCGTCTTTTTATGAAAGTGCAGAACTTTGCTTGATTGAAATCGATACTGGGGAAGAAGTAAGAATTTCGCGAAGCTTAAAAACTGCCGGGAAATTCAAGGTCGTAAGGTCAACCGAGACATTTTATCTGGCAGCGAAGCATAAGGCTGGTGACTCACAAACCCTATCTAATTTTCTTCTGAAAATGTCTGGTTTCATAGACAAGCGGGTCAGGGTTAATAAAGACGGTAAAGTCAGGGAGCTTAGTTTTAGAGATGTCGCTCGTCTGATAATCGTTGATGAAGAATCAATAATCAAGGAGATATCGCCTGCGCTCACAGGGCAATACATTTCTGCAACCGCGGAAAGTTCTGTTTTTCGATTGTTGTTGACTGGAGTTGATGCATCTTTGATAGAGGGGGTCGAAGAGCAGAAGCTCTCTCCTTTGAAGCAGTTAGGTAAAGTCGAGTTATTAAGCTATTTGCTGGAGGAGAATAATAAAAAAATTGATTCTTTGTCGCTTTCAATTCCTGCGTGGGAATATGCGTATGAGGAGTCTAAAAGAGTTGATGTTGTCTACAAAGATACGGAATTGGCGCTGCAGGCTGATAATGAAATTTCGTATTTTCTTGAGGCTCGTCGGAGAGATGTTCTGATTGAGGTGTATAAAGTTGAGTCAAGAGTAGATGTTTTGGCAGAGCTGAAGAATCGTTTTGCATTGTTAAAGCAACAGTACATCTCGGATCTTGCAAGGCTGCAAAGTATTGCTGAGGTCAGCTTTCGACTTGACCAAATGGGGGAGGAAAACTGTCCAGTCTGTGGTGCGTTATCTGACCATCAGGCTCATGATCATGAACGGGTTGGCCCCTCTCATGAGGAAATAACTCTGTCATGTAAAGCAGAGATAAGGAAAATCAACTCTTTATTATCTGATCTGGACGACACCAGGATAGATAATGAATCACAAATTGATGAGTTTAGCCAAGAGCTTAGAATGTTAAAGGCTGAGCTGAATTTTATTGGTGAAGAGCTGGATGGGCTGATTAAGCCAAAAATTGAAGCAGCGCTGAATGCTTTTCTCCACATTCAGGGTGAGCGAGATTTATATAACAGAGCGCTCGACTTGTTTGCTCGTGCTCATGAACTTGAGGATATGCTGTTAGAGATTGAAGGTGCTGATAATTCCACAACAGAAGGAATGCCATCTCCAAAATTGGGTGCTGGAGAGGTGAGTGAATTTATCTCTGAAGTTGAAACGTTGCTAGCAGAGTGGAATTTCCCAAACCATGGTCGGGTAGGTTTTAGTGAGAAAGAACAAGATATAGTGCTAATTGATAGAGCTAGATCTAGCCATGGTAAAGGCGTCCGCGCTATTACTCATGCGGCTTTCTCTCTTTCCCTGCTTCTGCATTGCATAAAGAAGCATTTGCCACATCCGGGCGTTGTAATTATCGATTCGCCGTTGGTTGTATATCGTGAGCCTGATACTGATGAGGTCGGCTTTACTCATGAGGTTAAAGACTCGTTCTACCGATCACTAGCAAAAAACTTTAGAGAGCAGCAGGTGATAGTGGTGGAAAATGACGAGCCACCTAAGGATATTGAAGAATTTGCATGTTTAATTAAATTCACCGCATCATCTAGTGGTAGAGGCGGCTTCATACCTTCTTGATGTTTGTCCGAGCCAATTTATGTTGGCTCGGATTTTTATTGCAGTAATTTTTTTGTCACTCGGGAACGAATGTTCCTACTACTTTGCCGCAAATATGCGTTTCTTCGGTAATTTCGATGATCGGATATTGAGGGTTGATAGGCCTCAGGAATTGTCTACCCGCATCTTCTACTAAAACTTTAAATGTGGCTTCATTGGTGCGCGGAAGCCGAGCTATTACGCGATCACCCGTCTTGGTTTCTGCGTCAGGGTCTACAAAGATAATGCAGCCTGTTGGATAGCTACGCCCGGGTCCTGGGTTTGTCATCGAGTCGCCTAGAACTTTCAATGCATACCCTTGATCACTGATCGGGACGGGACAGGATAACCAAGAATCAGCATCATATGATTCAAAGTTTGAAATCGCCTCACACCAAGCCCCTGCCTGCACCCAGGAGATCAACGGGACCTTGCCAAAGTGTTGCCCCACTTCGCTGACATTACTCCCATCACCGACTATTAGGTGGTGAATATTGCTCTCACCAGTCTGTGCCTTCGGTAACACGCCATACTCCAGCCATTCTCTGCGCACTTTTAACCATGAGCAAAGCGCAGTCATGCTGTCCGCTTCGGCCATCGCTTCGCCATTTAGCCATTTGCTTACTGCCTGAGTGGTCTTATTAACTCCTAAGCTCTTTAAATGGCGATGAATGTCGACACCCCGACCTCGGCTTCGTATACCGGCATCGTCGAGTGCTTCGTGTAGGCGCTCGCTGAACGCTGCGCGGAGAGTATTTTTATCAACCATGAGTTGAGAGTCTCATAAAGGTTGCGCAATAGTCAGTTGATCTATAACATCAACCGAGAGTTGATAAATGGAGGTTGTCATGTTGGACCCCGCAGATTTTCCTAGCGCGATTGCATTCGCGTTTGAAGCCGTAGGCGGCATCGGGGCCGCCGCGAAGGTATGCAATAGAAGCTATCAGGCATTGAACAAATGGCGTCAGGCTGCATGCCTCCCACGAACGGATTACACAGGTGAAACCAAATACGCTGAGCTATTGGCGACGGCAGGGAAGCAGAAAGGTAATGCCTTCCAAGCAACTTGGCTATTGAATGCATCGGCACCTCACAAAGCCGCAGCGTAGCAAGAAAAAAGGCGACCCAAAGGCCGCCCAGTTCCTCCCGGCACGCACCACCACAGCGCTGTCGGGTCGCGATAAAGGTATGCGGGCACACCACATGCAACCGTCTTCCTTTATCGCGCTTTTCCAAGGCTCGGAAGCCTTGGTGTTGCTGCCTCTTCCACCACAGATTTGGCAGCTGTTGCGCCAGGGGTGAGCAACGGATTGCTCGCCCTGGCACGGTGCCGGTATCGATCCCGAAGATCTAGCCGGCGTTTAGGCCTTTCAAGCCACGCGGCAAATGTATCACCACTGCACGCCGCGCGGCACTGGCAACTTACAAGGATTAATGCCATGAGCCGTATCATTCTGAGCTCTCTAGACCGGGCTCAGCGGGAAGTTTTGCCGCTCGATCTTGCGCTTTACCATGCCGCACGGGACTACCCCGGCGGCGCCGCTGCTATCGCCGCCACCACCGGCCGAAATGCGACCACGCTGCAGCACAAGCTGTCCCCAACCCACCCCAGCCATACGGTGAACATTCAAGAGTTCGGCGAGATTCTGGAGCTGACCAAGGATCGTCGCATTCTGGATGCGGTGCATGCATTGGTCGGTGACACGACTTGGCAGGAGCTGGCTGAGGCGTACACCAACGATATGCCCGAGACGCTGACCACCGGAATTGCCGAGTACTTCCGGCAAGTGGCGGATCTGGCGGATACATGGGCCAAGAGCATTGGCGACGGGGTTGTGTCCGATGAGGAACTGGCCGCAATTCGCCTGCAGGTGTTTCGTGGAATTCAGGGACTGTTGGGGTTGTTCAACCGCGCCACGTATGTCAACCAGACGACGCGGGGTGTTGATCGTGGCTGACATCGCGGATTTTGCTAATGACCTGGTGCAAGAGCGTATCGATCAGGCGCTCGCTGCACGCAACGCCGCTAAACCTGCAATGGCGGCGCATTCGTTTCTATTCTGTGAAAACTGCGACAGCCCAATCCCCGAGGGACGGCGTTTAGCTGTTCCTGGCTGCACGCAATGCGTGAGCTGCCAAGAGGTCGAGGAGATCATGGAGGCCATCCATGCTCGATGAAGTGTTGGGGCAATTCGCGGACTACGGCCTTGAGCCTGCGCAGCCGCTGGTGTTTGGCAAGCTGACCCGGTGTAAGACTTCGCAGGACAAGGGCAAGGAAAAGAATGGCTGGTATGTCGTCCATGAACAGCACACGGAGAGAGGCGAGACGCTGATCTTCGGTGCGTTCGGTGACTGGCGTTCAGGCGAGTCTCAGAAGATCAAGGTCAAGGCTGGGCGGATGTCGCCTGAAGAACGCGAAGTTATGCGCGCTCGGCAGGAAGAGGCCAAACGCCGCGCGGCTGAGATATCGGCTAACGCGGCACGTCGTGCCGCGAAGCGTGCAGCGGGTATGTTCAAACGCATGCCAGAGAAGGGCCGTAGCGGCTATCTGGATCGCAAGCAGATTGTGGGGTTCGGTGTTCGATATGCGCCGCGTACCGGTGCGTTTTTGGTGCCGATGAGCAATGTCCGCGATGAGATCGTCGGCTTGCAGGTGGTGTTCCCGACCATTCAAGAAGACACCGGACGGGATAAATCCTACTGGCCCTATGGTATGTCGAAGGAGGGCGCGTTTCACCTGATCGGGCCGCATCCAGATCCGGGTGAGCCGGTGCTGGTGTGTGAGGGATACGCTACCGGCGCAAGTCTGCATATGGCCACGTCACTGACTGTGGCCATTGCGTTTGATGCCGGGAATCTGTTGGTGGTTTGCAAGGCTATGCGCGAGCGGTTTGCCGGCTGTCCGCTGATCATCTGCCGCGATGATGATTGGAAGACCACGAAGCCCAATGGCGATGCCTGGAACCCCGGCGAAGAGAAGGCCAATAACGCGGCGCTGATCGTTGGTGGCCAGGTGGTTGCTCCGATCTTTTCCGGTGAGCGGGGAGCCAAGTGGACCGACTTCAACGACCTGCATGTCGCGGAAGGTTTGGAAGCTGTGCGCCGTCAGGTGTTGGCGGTGGTCAAGCCGCCGGCTGCTGGTGGCTGGAAAGACATGCTGGCCCGCAGTGAAAGCGGCGCGTTGATCGCGCACATGCAAAATGTCGAGTTGATCCTGGCCAATGATGAGCGTTGGGCCGGGGTCATTAGTTACAGTGCCTTCAGTTCGAAGATCGTAAAGCTGCGTGCGGCGCCTTATGGCGGCGGCACGGGCGATTGGGTGGACATTGATGATGTGCGGGTGATGAAGTGGCTCGCGCAGCAGTACAACTTGCGGGTCAAGGCTTCGCATGTGATCGAAGCGGTGAGTGTGGTTGCGCATGACCATGCGTTTCATCCAGTGCGGCAGTACCTGCGCAAGGTGCAGTGGGATCAGGTGCCCCGGCTTGAAAGTTGGCTTACCGATGTCATGGGCGTTAAGGCCACCGATTACACGAGCAAGGTCGGCAAACGCTGGATGTTGTCGGCGGTGGCGCGGGTGATGAAGCCTGGCTGCAAGGCTGACTCGGTGATGATTCTTGAGGGCGCGCAGGGCGCAGGTAAGTCCACCGCGATGAGCATTCTCGGCGGTGAGTGGTTTATGGACACGCCGTTTGCGCTGGGCGACAAGGACGGGTTTCAGGCGATTCGGGGCAAGTGGATCGTCGAGCTGGGCGAGCTGGACAGCTTCAACAAGGCTGAGAGTACGAAGGCCAAGCAGTTTTTTTCGGCGTCCACTGACACTTATCGCGAGAGCTACGGCCGCAGAACGATGGACGTGCCACGCCAGTGTGTTTTCGTGGGCACAACCAACCAAGACGAGTACCTGAAAGATGCCACCGGCAACCGGCGTTACTGGCCGGTCGCGTGTACCAAGGTCGATTTGGAGTTGTTGCGCTCGATGCGTGATCAGCTTTGGGCTGAGGCTGTGTTCTGCTACGACGCGGGCGATCTCTGGTGGGTGACGCTCGATGAGGCTGCAATGTTCGGCGAAGAGCAGGACGAGCGCTTTGTGGTGGATGAATGGGAAGGGCCAATTCTGACCTGGCTGGAAGAGTCGCAGATCGGTGAGACCACCACCGGGAGCGAGGTGCTGGCCAATGCGCTTAAATTGGACTTTGGGCATTGGGGCAAACCTGAGCAAATGCGGGTCGGGGCGATCATGCATCGGCTAGGTTGGCGGCGCGTGCGGTTGCCTGCATTGGTGAAGAGTGGACAGCGGCCTTGGGCTTACAAGAAGCCGACAGGGTGGGGCGGTGCATCGGCATTGCAGCGTGAAGCGTTCGAGGAGCCTTGTTTTGATTAAGGAGATCGATTCGCTGCTTCGGTTGTGGGCGCAGGAGCTGCATTCAGAACATTCGAAAGGAGGGCTGGCTGGGGGAAATATGGTTGCCATGATGATGGAGAGCAACGGGCAACTGATCAGGGGGCGACGTGCTTTCCGCGCGCCGCTGGAGAGTTCGTTGGACATTGAGCTGATCGTGACCAAGCACCTCTCGCCAGAGCTGGTGACGGTGGTGCGGGAGCATTACTGCACGCTCGATGTAGATATGCGCTTGCGGTATGCCCACTGCGGTTGTGGTCGCGACATGTACTACCAGCGCTTGCATGATGCGCATCTGCAGATCTTCGGCGTGATGATGGGGCTGGCTGCGTGACCCCAGGCATCGTTCCGGTTGTGGTTGTCCCACTGGCCCGTCTTGTCTCGCTGCGTTTTGATGCGGTGGGACAGGTGCGGGCCTTGTCGTTGTTGGGTTGTCCCACTGTCCCGCCTAGTAGCGCCTCCCGCTCGTGTGAGCGTAGCGAGCGAGCACTACGCGCTTACGCGCGAACGCGTGTTCATTAAATTTCTTCCTTTACACGAGACAGAAGAAAGATAAGTAGGACAGTGGGGCGATGCCCCGAATTCAGGCGCTCTCAGGTGTCCTACTTCGATTCTGAAAAGTGGGACGTATGGGACACCACCGCAGGAACAGAATGCCGGGGATGTGTATTCGCCGACATTCGCTAGGCGTTCACCCTACGTTGCCCACTTATTCACCGGGTGGCATTAAAACAGGGTTGCTGCCACCGGAATCGACCTGTAAAAAGTAGTCATCTTCGATAGGTGCGACCGCAAAGAGCGGCAGGCACCACACCACCAAACCCGGCCATTGCGCCGGGTTTTTGCGTTTAGGGGTTGGCGATGACAAACGAGCAACAAGCGCTGGCAGAAATGCCGATCTGGTTAGTGATCGTCCTGGCTCTGGTCGGTGGCGTATCGGGGGAGATGTGGCGGGCTGACAAAGATGGGGCGCGGGGCTGGGCCTTGTTGCGCCGCCTCGCGCTTCGGTCCGGGGCCTGCATTGTCTGCGGGGTGTCGGCGATGATGTTGATGATCGCGGCGGGTATGTCGCTCTGGACGGCGGGCGCCTTGGGTTGCCTCACCGCGATGGCGGGCGCGGATGTTGCCATCGGCTTGTACGAACGCTGGGCAGCCAAGCGGCTTGGCGTGTGCGATGTTCCGCCGAATGGCGGCGGGTCAGCCTGAAACCGCCGGGGACCCTGGGGTTATTCGGAGGGTACGGGGTCGGAAACCCGCGGGAAATTGTTAGCGGCAGCGTTGCCAGCTTACTGAAATTCAATCCATTGAAATTGATAGGTTTGCATTGAAAAGCCGTTGAAAAGGAGGGCTTATGACAGAACCAATGTACCTGTCTAAAAGCGCCTTCGCGGCTCGAATCGGCAGGGCGCCCAGTTACATCACCTGGCTGAAAAACAACAACCGCTTGGTGTTGACCGCCGATGGTAAGCAGGTCGATGTCTCAGCCAGCGAAGCATTGATTCGCGATACCGCCGATCCCAGCAAGGCCGCTGTCGCCGATCGCCATCAGCAGGATCGGCTCCAGCGTGACGTGTACAGCCAGTTATCCAGCCATGTCGAGCCGACTTCAACGGCTGCGCCGCCGCCCGCGATTACCCAGGCGGGGCCGCTACCCGATTTCCAGAAAGCCCGGGCACTGCGCGAACATAACCTGGCGCAGCTCGCCGAGATCGAACTGCACAAGGCCAAGGGGTCATTGGTGTCCATGTCGGCGGTTCAGACTGGCGCCTATAACGCCGGTCGCATGCTGCGCGATCAGCTGCTCGGCATGCCACCGCAACTGGCGCCCGAACTGGCGTCCATGACCGACCCGTGGGAAATCGAAAAGCACCTCACGGCGGCGATCCGCCGCTCACTGGAAGATGCCGAGCGCATGTCTTTGGCAGACCTTGAACATGCACTGACCCCGAGTTAAACCCATGCCCACAGAAATCCCTGACGGTGCAGAGGTGTACCGCGAGGCGTATTTCCGTGGGCTACGCCCTGATCCGGATGTCTGGATTGATCAGTGGGCCGATGAGTACATGCGCATCCCGCGTGACACCGGCGCCGCAGAGCCCGGTCAATACCGCACTTCGCGCACACCGTATGCCCGCGAGCCGATGCGTTGCCTGTCACCAGCTCACCCGTGCAAGCGTGTGATTACCATGGTCGCGTCGCAGTTGATGAAAACCCAGATTGGCCTCAACTGGATCGGCGGCTTGATGCACATGGCGCCGTCCAACATCCTGGCGCTGCTGCCGAGCCTCGGTTTGGCCAAACGCGTGTCGTCGCGAATTGGCAAAACAATCAAGGCGACTCCGGTGTTGCGTGAGCGGGTCGCTGCCAACCGCTCGCGCGACTCACGCAACACCATGGACACCAAGGAGTTCGAGGGTGGGACGTTGTACGTCACCACCGCCGGCTCAGCAGCCAACCTGTCGGAGCTCTCGGCGCGCTACGTGTATGGCGACGAGATCGACCGCTGGGAAGTGGACATCGGCGAGGAGGGCGATCCCATCGAGCTGGCGGAAACCCGGGGCAGTACTTTCGGCCGCAACGCCAAGTTCTATTTCTCCAGCTCGCCAACGATCAAGGGTGCCTCCCGCATTTCCGACCTGTTCGACGGCAGCGACCAGCGTCACTACTACGTGTCGTGTCCGAACTGCGGGCATATGCAAACGCTGGAATGGGAGCGCCTACATTACTCCAAGGATTTCAGCTTGGTGCATTACCAGTGCGCCGGCCCCGACTGTGACGTGCTGATCGAGGAGTATCACAAGGGCGAGATGCTGGCCCAGGGTGAATGGCGCTCCCATGCTGAGGGTGATGGCGAGACGGTGGGCTTCCATCTCAACGCGCTGTATTCACCGCTCGGCTGGATGGACTGGAAGTCGCTGGCCAAGCAATTTGAGAAAGCAAAAAAGGCCCAGGCGAAAGGCGATCTTGAGCCCATGCAGGTGTTTTACAACACCCGTTTGGCCAAGGTCTGGGATAGCGCGCAAGAGCAAACCAAAGCCGACGTATTGAGACAGCGTGCGCGGTTGGAGTGCTTCACCCTCGGCTCGCTACCGGCAGCGGTGCTAATGATCACTGGCTCCGTCGACGTTCAGGCCAACCGCTTGGAATTTATGGCGATGGGCTGGGGCGTCGGCATGGAGCGCTGGGTCGTCGATTACCAGGTGGTCTCGGGCGACCCCGCCGACGAACGCACGTGGGCGGCGCTGGATGAATTGCTCAAGGCCAAGTACCGCCATCCGTGCGGTGTAGGCCTCGGCATTCTTGCGGTGGCCGTCGACTCCGGCGGCCATCACACCGACGAGGTCTACCAGTTCTGCCGTGTGCGCCGTTGGCGCAACGTATTCGCCATCAAGGGCGCGAGCAAGCCTGGTAAACCGGTGATCGCTCAACGTCCCTCCATGGTCGATGTGACATGGAAGGGCCAGACCGAACGCAATGGGGCCGAACTGTGGTTCGTCGGTACCGACACGGCCAAGGACTGGATCTACAACCGCTATCCATTCGAAGCCGGCCCAGGTGCACTGCACTTTGCCTGCGACCTACCGGACGATTTCTTCGACCAATGCGTCGCCGAGCGCAAAGTCGCCCGTTACGTGCGTGGTCACAAGCGTATTGAGTGGGTCAAGGGCAAGGCTGAGCGCAACGAAGCGTTGGACCTGATGGTGTATTGCCTGGCGATGGCGCACTACCTCGGGCTCAACCGCTACAAGGAACACGACTGGGAGCGGGTGCGTCAGTCACTGGCGCAGTCGGGACTCTTTGACGAAGCGCTGGGCATCAAGCCTGTTCAAGGTGAACGCATCACCGGGCAAGCAACACCAGCAGCTGCAGCACAACCAGCTTCGCCACCCGTTGCTCCGATCGTGCAATCGCGACCCGCAGCACCGCCATCTCAACGCCGCAGCTCCAGCAGCGGTTACCTGAAGAGACGCTGATATGTCCTTTACCCAAAAGCACCTCGACGCAGTTGAGGCGGCCATCGCGCGCGGTGAAAAAGTCGTGCGCTACTCCGACCGTACCGTGGAGTACCGTACTGTCGACGAGCTGCTCAAGGCTCGCGAAGAAATCCGTACCTCGCTGATCAGCGCAGCTGGACCACGTTCTCGGGTGGTTCGGCTGTACCACGGAGGCAAGGGAATCTAATGGCCCGCCACTATCCGACGCTCACCCGTAACGGATTCGTGTTGCCGTCGAACATCAAAGCCAGTTACGAAGGCGCCGGGGAGGGGCGTCGCTCCACTGGCTGGGATGCGCCGGACAACGGAATCAACAGCATCAACACCCCGGCGTTGCGTAACCTGCGTTCGCGCTCGCGGGCAGCGGTCCGTAATGATCCATACGCTTACAACGTGATCGATAAGCGCGTCAGTAATTTGATCGGCACCGGCATCACACCTCGGCCAAAAACAGACGATGAAGTCCTGCGCCGATTGCTGCAGGAACTCTGGGACGACTGGGTCGATGAGTCGGATGCCGATGAACGCACCGACTTCTACGGCCAGCAGGCGCTGGTGGCCCGGACGGTTGAGACCTCGGGCGAATGCTTCGTGCGACTTCGACCGCGCGGTCTGGATGAAGGGCTCGCGGTACCGTTGCAGCTACAGATTCTGGCCCCCGAGTTTGTGCCACACGACAAGTTCGAAACCACCAAAACCGGCAACATGATTCGCGCTGGTATCGAATTCACCCCAGGCGGCAAACGCGTGGCGTACTGGATGTACCTGTCGCATCCCCGAGATGCCTCATCGCTGAACGCTGGCTACAACCAGTTGGTACGGGTGCCCGCCGCCCAGGTGCTGCATATCTTCGAGCCAGTCGAGCCCGGACAACTGCGTGGCGTGCCGCGCTTGTCGCCGGTGCTTAAACGCCTGCGCAGTCTCGACAACTACGACGACGCGGTGTTGTTTCGGCAGGAAGTGGCCAACCTGTTTGCCGGCTTCATCAGTCGACCGGCGCCGGACTCGGGTCCGGTGCCTAGAGATCCAGTTACCGGCCAGCCTCTCAGTTTGGATCGCGATGGCTTTACGCCGATGGTTGCGCTGGAGCCCGGCACCATGCAGGAGCTGGGGCCGGGTGAAGAGGTTGAATTCTCCAAGCCGCCGGACGCTGGCAACAACTATCCCGACTTCATGCGGCAGCAACTGATGGCGGCCGCAGCGGGTACGGGTACGCCGTACGAAATCCTCACCGGCGACATGCGCGAGGTCAACGATCGAGCACTGCGGGTCGTTCTCAACGAGTTTCGCCGCCGCCTGGAACAACTGCAATTCAGCGTTTACGTGCACCAATTCTGCCGCCCAGTGCGGGCGGCCTGGATGGACATGGCAGTGTTGTCCGGTGTGCTGGTGCTGGACGACTACGCCCAGCGACGCCGTCATTACCTGCGTACCCGTTGGGTTCCGCAAGGCTGGGCCTACATTCAGCCTGTGCAGGACGTTCAGGCGCGTCGCATGGAAGTGCAGGCCGGTTTCGCCTCGCGTAGCGAGATGGTCCTGCGCACCGGCTATGACGCCGAAACGGTCGATGCGGAAAACGCCGCCGACTTGGCCCGGGCCACAGCCCTTGGTCTGAATTACACCACCCTCGACGCGTTCGTCCCCCTCGACGACAAGGAGCAACCATGAGCAAGAAAACGCGACCACGCGTTTATAACCGGGCGGGCAAGCGCGTGCCGGTGCAGGACGATACCTGGTACACGGTGCAAGCCAGCGGTGACGCTGCTGAGCGAGTGATCGAGGTCTTCGTCTATGGCGAGATTGGCGGTTGGGGTATCACTGCCAATCAGTTCGTGCAGGATCTGCACGCGCTGGACGACGGCGTTTCGCCCGTGATCGCCGCCTTCAACAGCATCGGCGGTGACCTGTTCGACGGGTTGGCCATGCACAACGCATTGTCGCGGTTGGGTGAGCGCTGTACCGGTCGAGTTGATGCGCTGGCGGCGAGCGCGGCCAGCGTGGCGGTGTGCGGCGCGCACCGGGTGGTGATCGCGTCCAATGCCATGCTGATGATTCACAACCCTTGGACCTACGCGGCGGGGGATGCCGAAGACTTCCGCAAGGTGGCCGACGTCCTCGATCAGACGATGGAAGCGATCATTGCGGCCTACAAGGCCAAGGCGCCGGACATCGATGAGGAGGAGTTGCGACGTCTGGTTGCCGCTGAAACCTGGTTGACCGCCAGTGAAGCGGTGGCCTTGGGATTGGCTGATGAAATCGGTGACGGTGTCACGGTGAAGGCTTGTCTCGGTCATGGTGCCGTGTTGCAGCGTTACCAGCACGCACCGGCCGAATTGCTGGCTCAGCTCGACGAACCGCCAGAACCTGATCCGGATCTGCCGGCCAATGATCCGCCCCCTACACCACCTGTGATCGATTCGGCCAAGCTGGCCCTGATGATCACTCAGCGCTGTGCCGAGGCCGGCATCAACAACCTGATCGAGCCGCTGCTCAGCTCCACGAAGCTGGAAAGCGAAGCGATCGTTCAAGCCGGTCTGACCCGTGCCAAGGCCGTGAATGACCTTTGTGTTGCTGCACGGCTGCCGGAGTTCAGTGCTGAGTATGTATCCGCTGGGCTGGACGTCGCGGCGGTGCGGGCGCGGTTGTTCGACAAGATCGTCACCAGCGGCAAAGGTTTCGAAATTGATAACAGCTTGCCGCTGAACGATGACCCCGCACCACAGGTGCAGGCCAAACAACCTGATCCAACTTCGATCTGGGCCGCTCGACAAGCTGCTCAATCTGGAACTGCGCATGGCGCGAAAGGAGCAAGAGCATGACCATCAAAAAAGAACCGATCCACGCCGGTGAGTTTCTGCTGTCCGAAGGGGCGGGGAACATCTCGCGTGAAGCGATCAACGTCGCCGCCGGTCCTGCGTTGGACCCGGGTCAGATCCTCGGCCTGGTAACGGCCACGGGTGAGTTCGCACCGTACGCTCCTGCCGCCGAAGACGGCAGCGAGACGGCCGTCGCCATTCTCTTCGGTCCGCTGGGTGAGTCGGATGTAGTACGTCGAGGGCGTGCGGTTGTGCGCTTGGCGGAAGTCAGCGAAGCGCATCTGACCGGGTTGGATCTGGACGCTGAAAAAACGCTGGCCACTCGTTTTCTGATCGTTCGCTAAGTCGATCACCCAAGTTCATGCACCCCGCTTATGCGGGGTTTTTCATTTCTGGAGATAACCCATGGCCGAGATCGCCATTTTTGACGACGAAGCATTTACCGTTACCGCACTCACCGCTGCACTCAATGATCAACCCTACCTGCCGGGTCGCATCAGTGCTTTGGGCCTGTTCCGCGAGGAAGGCATCACCACCCTGACCGTACAGATCGAAAAGGACGGCGACACCCTGGCACTCGTGCCTGCTGGTGAACGGGGTGGTTCTGGTCTGGTCGTCGCGGCCAGCAAGCGCAACCTGATCCCGTTCAACACTGTTCACCTGCCAGAGCGCTTCACCATCAAGGCCGACGAGATCCAGGGCATTCGTGCCTTCGGTACTCGAACCGAGCTGCAGGCGGTGCAGGACGTGGTCAATGCCCGCCTGGCCAAAGCGCGCCGTCAGTTGGATGCGACGCATGAATTCCAACGCTTGGGCGCGCTCAACGGTTTGATCCTCGATGCCGATGGTTCGACCGTGCTGTTGGACCTTTACGATCGCTTCGGTGTGCAGCGTCAAAAGTTGCCCATGGGCTTGGCGGATCCGAGCACCGAACTGCGGGTTAAATGCGGCGAAGCATTGGACATGCAAGAAGATGCGCTCGGCAGTGTGACCAGCACCAGTTCCCGTGCCTTCTGCGGCAAAAATTTCTGGAACAAGCTCATCGTTCATAAGTCGGTCAAGGAAACCTACCTGAACAGCCAACAAGCGGCGGCGTTGCGCGGTGATGCCCGTGAAAGCTTCGAGTTCGGCGGCATTATCTGGGAGCGCTACCGTGGCAAGGTGGCCGGCGTTTCGTTTGTCCACGACGACAAGGCGCTGCTGATCCCCGAAGGTGTGCCCGATCTGTACATCTCGGTGTTCGCCCCGGCCGACTACATGGAAACGGTCAACACCCAGGGCATTCCTTACTACAGCATGATCGAGCCACTGCCGTTCAACAAAGGCATGGCCGGTGAAGCGCAGTCCAACCCGTTGCACCTGTGCACGCGACCTCGTGCGCAGATCCTGCTGGAACTCTGACCATGGCCTTTCGCGACCTGATCACCGAGGTCGACGAAGTTGTATTCGAAACGCTGGGCGATAGCGCTCGCATCGAAGGACGCGAGGAGCCCGTCCTCGGTATGTTCGCTGCCCCCTGGCTACAGCCGAAATTCGGCAAGCTCAACACCGGGTTGCGCGAGCCTCGTTTTGAGATCCGGGTCAGCGATTCCCACGGCCTGAAGCAGGGCATGTTGGTCAGCGTCGATCTACCTGCCCTGGATGGCGGGGGCGATTATGACCTGCTGCAGCTGGAGCCCGGCGGTGACGGTTTGGTCGCTTTGATCCTGAGGATGCGTGCATGAGCGTGGGTAGCTATTACAAGTCCTCAGCCAGTGGTGGGATGGTCACCATCCAGTCTTCGTCGGCGGATCTGCAAGCGTTTCAGGACTTTGCCAAGGTCGTGCCCAAAGCGGCGGCCGCCGCACATCGTCGAGCGATCAATAAGACACTCGGCTGGTTGCGCACGCACATCGCCCGAGCGGTCAGTCGACAGGAGCGCATCGCTGTCGCGGCGGTGCGGCAGCGTTTGCGCAGCTACCCGGTCACCGGTGGGGCCATGAGTGGCAAGTTGTGGTTTGGCTTGAACGCGATCGAGTCCAGCCGGATCGGCGGAGCGCGGCAGACTACTAGTGGTGTGTCAGTGGCTGGGCGTCGTTACCAAGGCGCGTTCCTCAAGCAGGTCTACGGCAATAAACCTGATATCTGGATCCGCACGGCGAGCAAGCATTTCGATGCCGGCGACTATCCGGACACGACGGTGTCATCAGCACGCGGGCCGAGCTCAGGTTGGGTCGCTGAAAATGGCAGCCGGTTTCCACTTGCGAAGGCCAAGGTGTCCCTAGAGCAGGCGCGACCCCATTTCGAAAGCTGGGTACGCAAAGCGGATGAGCGCCTGCTGCAGATCCTGCAGCAGGAATTCAATTTTGAGTTGCAAAAGTACCTGAGGGGTAAGTGACGTGCCGGAAGAGCCTTTTAGCCTGGATCAACTTTATCGAGCCATTGAGCAACAATTGCTGGTGGGGTTGCCGGGTCTGCGTGCGGTGACAGCCTGGCCGAAAATTGAAGAGCGTGTGGCGCTGCCGGCGGTGTTTCTGGAAGTGGCCGAGATTGAGCCGGGCGTCGACATCGGCACCGGGGAAACGAGCCTGGTGTGCAGGTTCGAAGCGCGCATCGTCGTTGATCCAATCACGAAGCAGCATCATCAGCAAGCGGTCCAACTGGCCACCCAGTTGGCGGTGATTTTGCGTGCGCAGACTTGGGGTTTGGAAGTCGAACCGGCTGAGTTCATACAGGCGGGGCAGGACTGGACTCGCCCAGAGCTGGATGGTTACACCATTTGGTTGGTGGAGTGGAACCAGCAGATTTATCTCGGCCCGCAGCAATGGCCATGGCCAGATGAGCAACCGGGCTCACTGTGGTTCGGTTTCAACCAAGATACCAAAGAGCAGTTTTTCCCTGCGGATGACGTGCCATGAGTTATGCCAGTGCCGAGCATGACCGCATGATTGCCGCCATGTTGATGCCTTGCGTGGTGGTGGGTGTGGATTTGGCGGCAGCCGCTGTTCGGGTGCAGTCCGGTGATTGGGTCAGCGCATGGGTGCGCTGGCACAGTCTGGCCGCAGGCAAGGCCCGTCACTGGCGGGCTCCGAGCCTGAACGAACAAGGGGTGCTGTTCAACCCTAGTGGTCAAGCCGGCATGGGCACGTTCATTCCTGGGCTCTACGGTGATGCGGGTGGCCAGCCGGATAACCGCGATCATGTGGAGGTCTGGCGTTTCGAGGATGGCGGTTCGCTGGTCTACGACTGGGCGGCCAAGAGCTACAGCATCACGCTGCCCACCGGGACGGTGACCATTAAGGTCGGCGCGACCGAAGCCGTGGTGAATGACAGCGCCGTTAACGTGACGGCCGGAAACATCACGTTGACGGCGGCGGTGATGATCGAGGGCGCATTACACGTCACGAAGGGCATTACCAGTGCTGGCGCGATCCTCGACGTTGCGGGTAACAGCAACCACCACACGCATTAATTCACTTTGCCAACGGCCCGCCATGTGCGGGCTTTTTTACGCCTGGAGCAAACATATGGCCAAGATCGATGCGCCTATAAATGACCCGCAAACGAGCCACGAGCCGGTGCAGTTACATGTCTCGGCACTCGTTTCAACGCAGATGAAATTTCGCGACAAGCTCTACACCTCACGCCAGCTGATCCTGCCTGAAACCCAGCGCGGTCTGCCGGTGATCGGGGGCGTGGTCGAGGTGCCGACCTCCGACACCGACGCCATCAAGTTCCTGAAGGCCCATGACGAATTCGAACTGCTGAGGGAGTAATCCAGATGATCGGAATGGATCGCCAGACCGGCCAGCCCATTTCCGGCATCGCGCATTTACGGCAGTGCATCGGCGACATTTTGGGCACGCCATTGGGCAGTCGTCGGCATCGGCCGGAGTTCGGCAGCACGCTGCGGCGCTTTGTCGACCTGCCTGTCAATGAGGGCTGGAAAAGCTCCGTACAAGCGGAGGCTGCCAGGGCCTTGGGTCGTTGGGAACCGCGCTTGAAGCTGGACCAGGTGCGGGTCATTTCGGTGATCGGCGGGCAAATCAATCTGAAAATAGTCGGCAAGTACCAAGGCGACGGCATCATGTTGGAGGTGGGCATATGAGCATCGTGGATCTGTCATCGCTTCCCGCGCCAAACGTGCTGGAACCACTGAATTTCGAAGCGGCGTATGAGGAAGGTCTGGGGGTCTTTCGCGGGCACATGGGCGACAACTGGAGCGCGCCGCTGGAAAGTGATCCGGTGGTCAAGCTGCTGGAAGTGGCGGCCTATAACAAGATTGGCAACCGTGCCCGGGTCAACGATGCGGCCAAGGCGCAGCTATTGGCGTACGCCATGGGCTCCGATCTTGATCACCTAGGGGGTAACGTCAATTGTCCGCGCCTGATCATTCAAGCCGAGGATCTGTTGGCGGTGCCGCCACTGGCGGAAATCAAGGAACAGGACGACCCATACCGCGAACGCATTCAGTTGACCTACGAAGGCCTGACCACGGCCGGGCCGCGTGCCAGCTACATCTTGCATGCGCGCAATGCCTCGGGCCTGGTGGCCGACGCCACGGCGGAAAGCCCGGCACCGTGTCACGTCACGGTCACGGTGTTGAGCACCGAAGGGGACGGCCATGCGGGGCCTGAGCTGTTGGCCACGGTCAAGGCGGCGCTGAATGACGAGGACGTCAGACCGGTTGCCGATCGCGTGACGGTGCAGAGTGCGCAGATTATCAATTTTCGCATTGACGCCATTTTGCACATGACTGGCGCCGGCCCGGAGGCGGATGCCAGTTTGGCCGAGGCGCAAAGCCGGCTCGCCAAATGGATCAATCCTCGCAAGCGCCTGGGGGTGGAGGTGGCGCGTTCGGCGGTGGATGCCCAGTTGCACATTGCCGGTGTGTCCCGGGTCGAGCTGACCGGCTGGGTCGACTTGGCGCCGACCAAGGCGCAAGCGGCGTTCTGTACCGGCTTCACCGTGATCGCGGCGGACTGACATGAACAGTCTCCTACCGGTCAATAGCACGCCACTGGAGCGCGCCCTAGAGGCGGCGTTCTACGACAAAACGATTGTCCCGCTGCGCACGCTGTACAACGCAGAGACTTGCCCCGTGCATTTGCTGCCGCACCTTGCGTGGGCCTGGTCGGTCGATCGCTGGGATTACCGGTGGAGCGAGGCGACCAAGCGCGCCGCCATCAAGGCGTCTTACTACATCCATGCCCACAAGGGGACCATCGGCGCCTTGCGCCGGGTGGTCGAGCCCCTGGGTTACCTGATTGAAATTATCGAGTGGTTCAACACGGTGCCCGAAGGAGTGCCGGGCACCTTCGCGCTCAAGGTGGGCGTGCTGGATACCGGTATCACCGAGGAAATGTATCAGGAGCTTGAGCGCCTGATCGATGACGCCAAGCCGGTCACCCGACACCTGACGGGACTGGCGATCTGCCTGGAAACCCAAGGCGTTTTGAACATCGCGGTCAGCGTCTACGAAGGCGACGAAATCGACGTTTACCCGCCGGTGATGCGTGACATCGAGGTCAGCGGCACCCTCGGTGTGGTTGGCCGTGAACACTCCATAGACACCCTGGACGTTTATTATGATTGATGCGAATTCGCAATTTTTTGCGATCCTCACGAACGTGGGGATGGCCAAGCAGGCGAACGCCGACGCGCTCGGCGTGCCCTGGAAGTTTACCCACATGGGCGTGGGGGATGCCAACAACACCGATCCGGTGCCCAGTGCGGCGCAAACCAGCTTGATCAACGAATGGCGCCGCCGGCCGTTGAATCAGGTACGGGTCGACACGGTCAACCCTGCGGTGATTATCGCCGAGCAGATTATCCCTGCCGATGAGGGCGGGCATTGGATTCGCGAAATCGGTCTGTATGACGCGGACGGAGATCTGGTGGCGGTGGCCAACTGCGCGCCGAGCTTCAAGCCGGTGCTGTCGCAAGGCTCCGGGCGCACGCAAGTGGTACGGATGAATTTCATCGTCGCCAGTACCGGCAATATCACGCTGAAGATTGACCCGTCGGTGGTGCTGGCGACCCGCGAGTATGTCGATAACAAAGTTCTGGAAGAGCTGTACAAACTCGACAGCAAGCAATCGGTGTTGGTGGCCAGCACGGCCAACATCGCGCTGGCAGGCCTTCAGGTGATCGACGGCGTGTCGGTGCCGGCGGGCGCTCGGGTGCTGGTGAAAAATCAGGCTGTGGCCAAGGACAACGGCATTTACATTGCAGCTGCCCCTGCCTGGGTGCGTGCGCCGGATGCCGAAACCAATACCGAGGTGAGCTCAGCGCTGCTGGTATCGGTTGAGCAAGGCGCTACGCTGGCCGACTCTCGTTGGCAACTGGTCACGGATGGGGTGATTGTCCTGGGCACCACGCCGCTGACATTCCAGAACGTGACGCAGGGCTTTGCTCCAATCAACTCGCCGGCCATGATCAGTCCAACGGCGAACACGCCGGCTCAGTTCGACAGCTCTCAGTTGCTGATCAACTCGGCGTTTCTGAAGCGGGTGGGGGTCGAATATTCAAACCTGAACTTGGTTGGGGTCAATACGGTTCTAACCAACTCAAGTATAGGCAGTGTGGTTAGTGCGTCCTCGGCAACGCCGATCAATGTGACGTTGCCACCCACGGCGGGTGTCCCGCACGGGGCGACACTTGAGGTGGCCAATGCTGGTGGCGGTGGTACTGTCACTGTTTTGGCTTCTGGCAGTGATGTGCTGTCTGCGCAAAACGGCGTCGTTGTGCCGATCGTCCTAGGGGCAGGGGATAGCGCCTATTTCATCAAAGTAACGGGCGAATGGCGTTTGCGTGGCGGCTCTGTTGCGCTCAAATATGCTGCCGTTATGTCTGGCCCAAACTGGATCACTCGGCCGCAGTTCGACAACACAAAGGCTTTTGCTACAACGGAGTTTGTTCAGCGGGCGTCGGGCAATCTGGCCGGGTACGTTGCCTACGGGGTAAACACTGTTTTGACAGCTGCCGATGTTGGCAAGTACATCTATGCAAACGGGGTGTCCATTACCCTGACATTGCCTGACCTGACACTGCTGCCTGCTGGGAGCAGGCTTTACATTCAGGCATCGGCGTCGAGCAACAAAGTCACCGTAACCTCCGTAAATGGCAACTTTAGCGGGCCTAACGGCTCCGTGGTTGGTTCGCCCAATTTTGTGCTTAGCGAAGGCGTTGCGTCAGAGTTCATCTCATCGGGCACTGGCTGGATTGCGGTCGGTGGTTCAGGCGTCTCTGCGCTTTCCCCCACCGGTTACCAGAAGCTACCTAGCGGCCTGATTATTCAGTGGGGCGTACGGGTAGAGTCTAGCGCCACGAGTGGAAGTATTACGTTGCCGATAGCCTTTAATACCTTTGCCGTCGTACTGGCAAGCGATGCAAAGTCCGGGGACGACAATGTCATTGTGTCGGCCTACATAGCTAATGCTAATTCATTTACATGGCGCGCACAGCTTGGTGGTGGCAGCACCCCTGCTATGCCAGCAACATGGTATTGGGTTGCCATCGGCTATTAACTGCTAAGGGAAATATCTATGTTCGCTTCAAAAGCTGAGCGCGGTTTTTACGATGAAAGAATCCATACATCAATGCCGGATGACGTAGTGGAAATTACCGCCGAGTTGCATGCCGCGCTGATGGATGGCCAAAGTAAAGGCAAGGTTGTTGGTTGGGTGGATGATGGTTACCCGGTGCTGATCGACCCGCCGCCGCCGTCGTCTGAGGCGTTGGCCGCCATTGAGCGGCAATGGCGTGATGGGTGTTTGCTGGCGACCGATGGCGTGGTGTCGCGGCATCGCGACGAGCTGGAAGGTGGCGCCGCCACTACCCTGACGCCTGAGCAATACAGCGCGTTGCAGCAATACCGCCAGGCGCTGCGCAACTGGCCGGAAAATGACGAATTTCCGCTGATCGATCATCGCCCGCCGACGGTTCCTTGGCTGGCCGAGCAAACCCAATAAACGCCCCGCACTGACGGGGCGTTTTCTTTTCCGTTACGCGTAACACCGACACCCTCACAGCCTCGTTCACGCGGGGTTTTTTCGTTTCTGGAGATAGACCTCTATGACTGGCTTTTTTCACGGCGTCACCACGTCGCTGATCGACACCGGCGCGCGCACCATTTCCTTGCCGTCGTCCTCGATCATTGGTTTGTGCGACACCTTCACCCCGGGCCCTCTGGTCACGGCCAAGGTCGGCGAGCTGGTACTGATCACCTCCGAGCGCGAGGCGACTGCCGCCTTTGGCGCTGACTCGGCGATCACCCGTGCCGCCCAGGCGATCTATGTTCGCGCCAAGGCGGTGATCGTCGCGGTGGGTGTGGCCAAGCTGGAAGACGAGGCGCTGCAAACCTCAGCCATCATCGGTGGCGTGCTGGCCTCGGGCGAGCGTACCGGCCTGCAAGCGCTGCTGGACGGCAAGAGCAAGCACAACGCCCAACCCAAGCTGCTGATTGCCCCGGGGCATTCCTCGACGCAAGCCGTGGCAACCGCCATGGATGCCCTGGCCGGCAAGTTGCGCGCGATCGCCATTATCGACGGGTCGAACACCACCGACGAGGACGCGCTGGCCTATGCCGAAAACTTCGGCAGCAAGCGGGTGTTTCTGGTCGATCCGGGTGTGCAGTACTGGGACACGGTCGAGAGCAAGACGGCTGACGCGCCGGGCTCGGCCTGGGTCGCCGGTCTGTTTGCCTGGACCGATGCGACTTATGGCTATTGGGCCTCGCCGTCGAACAAGGAATTTGTCGGCATCACCGGCACTAAGCGCCCGATCGAATATCTCGACGGCGACGACACCTGCCGGGCCAACCTGCTCAACAACGCCAATGTCACCACGATCATTCGTGATGGTGGCTATCGCCTATGGGGCAACCGCACGCTGTCCAGTGACGCGAAATGGTCGTTCGTCACCCGCGTGCGTACCTGCGACATCCTCATGGATGCGATCCAGGCGGGGCACAAGTGGGCGGTCGACCGGTCGATCACCAAGACCTATGTCACCGACGTGACCGAAGGCCTTCAGGCGTTCATGCGTGATCAGAAGAACGCCGGCGCGATCATCAATTTTGAAGTGTTCGCGGACACCGAAATGAACACCGCCAGCCAAATCGAGCAAGGCAAGGTGTATTGGCGCATTCGCTTCACCGACGTGCCGCCAGCGGAAAACCCGAACTTCCTGATCGAAGTCACCAACCAGTGGTTGACCGAAGTCCTCGACGCTTAAGGAGCGCTAGATGATTCCTCAAACTTTGTACAACACCAACCTGTTCGTCGACGGTATCAACTTTGCTGGCGACGTGCCGAGTTTGACCTTGCCCAAGCTGACCACCAAAACCGACGAATATCGAGGCGGTGGCATGGCCGGTGCCATCGAAATGTCCCAGGGTCTGGAAAAGATGGAAGCGTCGTTTGTCACCAAAGGCGTGCGCCGTGAGTCGCTCAAGCACTTCGGTCTGGCCGATGGCTCGGCCTTCAACGCGTCTTTCCGTGGTGCGTTCCGCGGCCATAAAGGCACGGTCACGGCAGTCGTGGCCACCTTGCGCGGGCTGCTGAAAGAGGTCGACTTGGGTGACTGGAAAGCCGGTGATCCGGCGGAGATCAAACACGCCATTGCGCCGGTTTACTACAAGCTCGAAATCGACGGCCGTCTGATGTACGAAATCGACATGATCGCCGGTGTTCAGGTGATCGATGGCAATGACCAGCTCGCCGAAGTGCGCTCCGCACTCGGCCTCTAAGGGAATAAATCAGGATGACCACGGGAACTGACAAAAAGCTGCCGGGCTGGCTGGCGATCAACACCGACAGCGCGTTGATTGCCCTCTCGCGACCGAGCGAGGTCAACGGCGTGAAGGTCGATACGTTGAGGCTGCGCGCGCCACTGGTGCGCGAGGTCCGTGCCGCCGATCGGGCGGCCGGTGACGACGATGAACTGCGCGAGCTGCAGCTGTTCGCCAGCTTGGCCGAGGCGGGCCTCAAGGATCTGGAGGGCTTGAAAGTGGTGGACTACCGCCGCCTCCAAGCGGCCTATTCCCAGCTGGTGCCGCACGCCGACTATTCGAAATCGCTCCCAGCGTGGCTGTCGGTCACCGCCGAAAACGCCGTCGTTAGCTTGTCACGCCCGAGCGAGATCAACAGTGTGCTGATCGACAAGCTGACCCTGCGCTCGCCGACCGTGCGCGACGTGCGGGCGGCTGATCGTGCGGCAGGTGGTGATGATGAGCAGCGCGAGCTGATGTTGTTCGCCGAGCTGGCCGGCGCTGCTATCTCCGATCTGGAGGGCCTGAAAGTGGTGGACTACAACCGTCTGCAGGCCGGCTATTTTCGTCTGGAGCAAGACGACGGGGTTTGATCCGGGGGTGATGAAGATGGTGGCGAAACGCCTCGCGGCGGACACGGGTTTTTCCGCCGCCGAGATTCAGTCGATGCCGTTTTCCGAGATGGTTTGGTGGCTCACGGATTGAGCCGCTTTCCGGTAATGCTCTGCACAGGGGAGCCATGACATGGCAAACAAACTCTCCCTCGGGTTGGTGATCGGTGGTGCCGTCAGTCCTACGGTCGGCACAGCGTTCAATGAGGTGACGGGGCGTATCAAGCGCCTAGAAGCGGAAGGCAATAAGGCGCGCGTGCTGCAGCGCACGATTGGCGACACTATCCGCCTGCGCGATGAATGGAAAAAAGCCCACGACAGCGGCGCCGCCGGGGCGTCCAAGCTGTTGGGTCGCTTGAACTCCAACCTCGACAGCCTGAAAAAGCAGGGTGTCGAAGTCGGTCGTCTGGATAAGGCATACCGGTCCCTGGGCCAAGCAGCGAACAAGGCTGAATTCAAAGCCAAGGGCTATCAGCAAGTCGATGCCGGCAAGGCCGGGATGAAAAGCACGGTGGGGCAGGCCGTGGCCGGTGTGGCAACGGTGGGTATTGCGACAAAGGTCAGCGCGGACTTCGGGGCCATCGTTCGCGACATCGCAATCAAGGCTGGCATTGCCAACGATCCGAAAGAAAAGCAGATGTCGCAGAAGATCATCGAGACTTCGCGCGACACCGGCATGGCACGTAATGAAGTCGCCGACGTGGTCAACCAGTTGGTGGGGGCCGGGATGGACCTGGCCAAGGCGTTGGAGTATGCGCCGGTGGCGGCCAAGTTTGCCGTGGGCCAGGGCTCGAACGGCGCCGACACGGCGAAGATGATCAATGCGCTGGGGCAAAACGCCAAGATCACTGATGCCAAACAGATGCAGCAGGCACTCGAAGCGATTGCCTTTCAGGGGCAGGCCGGCAGCTTCGAGGCGGTCGACATGGCCCGCTGGTTTCCTGAGCTGCTGTCGAACATGGGCAACCTCAACATAACTGGCATCGCCGCGGTGACGCAATTGGGCGCGATGCTGCAGGTGCAGATGAAAACCGCCGGCGGCGCCGATGAGGCGGCGAACAATCTGAAAAACTGGATGGGCAAGATCGGCTCAACCGACACGGTGGAGGCCTACAAAAAGGCTGGCATCGACTACAAGGGCTCGATGCAAACCGGTTTGCAGAGCGGCCTGTCGACGCTGGAATCGAGCATGGCGTTGGCGCAGAAGTACATTCAGACCACCGACCCGAAACGGGCGTTACTGATGGCCGAAGCCACCTCGAAAATCAGCCAGGAAGCGGATCCGGAAAAAGCCAAAGCGATGATGGCTTCGCTAGAGGAGGCCTTGCGTACCGGCGACCTGTTCGCCGACATGCAGGTCAAGGCCGCGCTCTCGGCGTTCCTGCAGAACAAGGCGCTGTACAGCCAGTTGAAAAGCGACTCGCGCGAAGCGTCGGGCATCCTCGATAAAAACCTCAGCGAGCGGCGTGAGTCGTCGGCGCAGAAGTGGGCCGAAATGGCACAGTCGATGGACGATGCCATGCGCAGCGTTGGCGATGCCTTGCGGCCGGTGACGGATTCCGTGGCCGAAGGCCTGAGCAAATTGACCAAAGGCATCACCGTGCTGGCGGACAGCTCGCCGGGCGTGGTCACCGGCATTGCGGCGGTAGGGGGCGGTTTACTCGCGCTGCAGACAGCTTTCAGCTCGTTCAAGATCGGTAAAGGATTGCTCAACCTGGCGCGCGGGACGCAGGGCAAAGGCAAGTCCGGCGAGGTGCAGAAAGGCTTCGTCACCAACTCGTTGGAGGGCGACGTCACCGGCCAGGTTGCCGAACCCAAAAGCAAAACGGGTAAGGCCTTATCCCTGGTCGAGACTGGGTTGAAGGCGGTGGCGGCCATCAAGGGCATGCCCGAGGCCAATGATGCGGCTGATGGACAGGCGGGAAAGAAAGCCGGCGGATTTGACTTGGTGTCGACTGGCCTCAAGGTGGTGTCGCTCGCCAAAGAAGCCACCGTCGACGGTGATGTGCAAGCTGGCCTTGAAGACGGCGCCGTCAGGAAAGTGTTTGTGGTGAACTCCGTGGCCATAGGCGGCGGTGGACCTGTCGAGAATCGGCGACGTGGTCGCGGTGCCGCCCGTAATTCATTGCGGCGGCGTCGGTCTGCCGTGCCGCCACGACCGGGAGGTCCATCACGTCCAGCGGTCCCCGCGCCAAAGTCGCCGGTTCCAGCGCTGCGTCCAGCCGTGCCACTGCCGCCAACCGGCGGTGTGTTGGCCAAGGTTGGGGGCTTGGCGGGAACAATAGGGAAGGTCGGCAAACTGGGCAAGGTGATCCCGGGCGGATCGCTGCTGGAAGCCGGTAGCATGGCATTTGACACCTACAAAAATGCCAAAAACCAGGATGAAAAGGCCGAAGGCTACGGTGCGGCAGCGGGTTCGCTGGCAGGCACCATGGCCGGTGCTGCTGCCGGGGCGGCTATCGGTTCGGTGGTGCCCATCATTGGTACCGCAATTGGCGGCATGGTCGGTGCGTACCTGGGCAGCATGGGCGGGACTGCATTGGGTGGAGTGGCGGGCAAGTCGTGGTTTGGTGGCGAGGGCGAAAAGCCAGCGACGCCAGCTACACCGTTACTGAAGGCGCCTCGGCCGGGGCCGGTGGTCCCCAGCTTGGCCAGCATGGGGCGTTCCTTCAACGGGACGAACGAGTCCGGCGCGTTGCTGATGGCGACCGCCGCCGCGCCATCTAACCCAGCCTTAGGCGATGTCGCACGTGCGTTGGCCACTCCGGCACCGGTTAAACCGGCGATGGTGATCCAGCCCAAAGGGCCAGAAAAACCGGCGCCGACCAAAGTGGATCAGCAGTTTCAGTACTCCTTGAGTATGCCGGTCACGGTGCAAGGGGATGTGAAAGATCCACAACGCCTGGCCCAGGACTTGATGCCGCACATGCAGCGGATGATGGCTGACGCCGCGAAACAGAACGCGTCGAACCGTTTGTTCGATGAGCCCCATTTGTAAGAAGGAGAACCCATGACCTACATGGAACAGCTGGAGGCCGGTCTCAAGTACCTGGTCGAAGCCGGGGAGGCGGGACGTCGGAGTGCGGACGGCATGCTGGGCCCGGTCAACGGTGCGATCAGCGAAATCACCGGAGCCGCGTCCGAGCTGGAAAACATCCCCTTCGTTGGGCCGGAAATCGGCGCCAAGCTGCAGCGGGTGATGCGGGGCGTAGGTGCGGCGCAGGCTAAGGTCGGGCAGGTGGTGGCTACCTACGGGCGGGCCACTCGAGCCGCTGCCGAGGTGCAGGAACGCATGGGCACGCTGAAGGAACAGGCGGGTAAAGCGTCGACGGCGATCAACAAAATCGCCGGCCAGGTCAGCCCATCGTTATCCAACATCGTGCCCACCAGCACTTTTGCCACCGATGCTACGCCGGCGCCGGAAGCGGTGAAGCCGTTCCCGCACCTGCTGATCATTCAGCCGCAAGTCCCCAAAGCCCAACCGTACTACTTCAACCTGGACACCGCTGCTTTCGATGAACTGACGCGTTCGACCGAGTTTCGCTGGGCTTCGCAAGAGCGCCTGTCGCGCCGGCCAGCGCAGCAGGCGGTTGGTATCGGCGAAGAGAAAATAACCCTGAAAGGCGCGATCTACCCCGGCTTCAAAGGTGGGCTTAAGCAACTTAATACCCTGCGCAGCATCGGTGCTCAGCTGAAACCGTTAACCCTAACCACGGGTTATGGCGAGGTGTTGGGCACTTGGTGTCTGAAGAATATCGCGGAGGAGCAGGGCGCGCTGATGCACGGCGGTATTCCACGTAAACAAGGATTCACTCTGGAGTTTGTGCGCTATGGCGACGACATGCAGAACATCTAACGGAGATCTGCTGGACACCATTTGCCATAACTTTTATGGCCACCTGACGGGCAGTGTCGAGGCCGTGCTGGATGCCAACCAGGGATTGGCCGATGAGCCGCAACCCTATCGGGCTGGTGTGGTAATCACGCTGCCGGATCTGCTACGCCCTTCTGAGGAGGGGATCACCCTGTGGGACTGAGACAGACCACGACCAACTTAAACCCGCCTTGTGCGGGTTTTCTTTTGAGCACACTCCATGACCCCAATTTTTCGCATCGTCGCCAATGGCGCTGATATCACAGTGCTGATCAATGATCGGCTGATCCAGTTACGCACCCTGGACAAGCCCGGGATGGAGTCCGATGAGTTTGAGTTACGCATCGATGATCGCGATGGCCAGGTGAGTTTGCCGTCACGCGGCAGTGCCATCGAGGTCTATCTCGGTTACGCCGAAACGTCGCTGACCCGCATGGGACGGTACGTGGTGGATGAGATCGAGGTCTCGGGACCACCGGACACATTGGTGATCAAGGGGAAGGCCAGTGATATGCGCGGCACGGGCAAGACCATTCGCAGTGGCAGTTGGGAAAACGTGCCGCTGTCGACCATTGTGGCGGATATTGCCACGCGCAACGGCTGGCAACCGGGCTGTTCGTTGGCGACTAAGGTGCTCCGGGCAGACCAGCTCAACGAGTCCGACTTCAATTTCCTAACCCGGCTGGCCAAGCAGTACGACTGCATGGCTAAGGTGGCCGAAGGCAAGCTGTTGGTAATGCCGCGCCAAGGCGGTCAGAGCGCAAGCGGCAAGACCTTTGGTGCTGTCACCCTGACGCGCAGCGATGTCAGTCGTTGGCAGTTTCGGCTCGGGGATCGCAATGCCCACAAGGCCGTGGCGACCAAACATCAGGATAAGAAAAACGGGAAGCTGGTGGTGGTCTCCCTGGACAACGATGACGTGCCCGACGGTCTGCCGGCGGTGCATACCGACCGACATATCTACCCCAACAAAACCGCCGCCGAGGCGGCGGCCAAGGCGCGGCTGGCAGCGTTCAATCGTTCCGGCGCCGACGTGCGTCTGGAGATGCCCGGGCGCACGGATATTTTCGCCGAGCGACCGATCAATGCCCAGGGCTTCAAGGAAGGTCTCGACGGTGAGTACCTGTCCGACTCGGTCGAACAGATTTTCACCCAGTCCGGATGGTCGACCACTGTGGAGTGCAATGGCGGCAAGCAGGGCAAAGCCAAGGCCAAAGGCAAGAAGAAAAAACAACCGCAAGACCTGAAGGTGGTGGCGCTGAATCCATAAGGCACAACCGTCATCAGAGTGCCACCGGCAGACAGAACAGGAGATTGACCCATGCCGTTAACCGAACAACAGCTACTGCGCATCATGCCAAACGCCCGCCGCCAAGCGGGTGTTTTTGTATCCGCGTTAAACGCAGCGATGATCCACCGACAAATAAACACGCCCAAACGCCAAGCGGCGTTCCTCGCGCAGGTCGGGCACGAATCGGGTCAACTGCAGTACGTACGTGAACTGGGCGGCGATCAGTACCTGAGCAAATATGACACCGGCAATCTGGCGGCGAAGCTGGGTAATACTCCGGAAGCGGATGGTGATGGTCAGCGTTATCGCGGACGGGGCCTGATTCAGATCACCGGTCACAGCAACTACCTGCGCTGTAGCCTGGCGCTGTTCGGTGACGAGCGCCTGCTGCGCACGCCTGAATTGCTCGAGCAACCGCAATGGGCTGCCGAGTCAGCCGCATGGTTCTGGTGGATACGTGAACTGAACGCGCTGGCGGATCGGAGCGAATTCGAGGCGATCACCCGCAAGATTAATGGCGGGCTGAATGGCCTGGCGGATCGGCTGCAGCTGTGGGAGCGGGCGAGGGCGGTGTTATGCGTCTTGTCGAACTGATCCCGGCACCGTATCGAATGTTGGCTGTTGGTGGGTCGCTGGCCGCAGTCGCTGCTGGTGCTGCCGCGCTGGCTTGGCAGGTCCAGGACTGGCGCTGCGGCCAACAACTCGCCGAACAGTCCCGCCTGCAGACCGACACCCTCAACCAGATGACCTTGGCCTCGGCCGAGCAACTGCGTGCAGAGCAGAGCAAACGTCTGGCCCTGGAGCAGCGGCTTTCAACCAGTGAACAAACCCATTACCGAGCCCTGAGCGATGCCCTACGTGATCAAGGTCGCCTGCGCGACCGTCTTGCCACTGCTGATCTGCGCCTGTCAGTCCTTCTCGACGCCACCGCTGCCGGCGGCAGCAGTACAGTGCCAACCCCCACCGCCACCGGCGGCGTGGTTCATGGCGCCACAAGAGCAGAACTTGACCCAGCGCATGCTCAACGAATTATCGGCATCACCGATGTAGGCGACCAAGGACTGATCGCCTTGGCGGCCTGCCAGGCCTATGCCAAAGAAGTTTCAACACCAAAGTGAAAAAGAGCGGTCGGGATGGATGCGTAAACATCAAACCCAACCGCCATCCCTGCAGATTGGCACTGCAAGTCCAGCCAAGGCTCTTGCTCCGTGCACAAAGCGCGGCAAGCCTAGATTTTGTTTATATATAAATAAAGTAAAGCTCTTGCTATTTATGTCTACACCCATCTTCCCTTGGATGAGCTGCAAACGCCGCCTGGCGCCGATCGCCCCATTCTGCTCTTCCCACCTCATGTGCTATGTTGAAGTTTTTGCTGACGGTGCCGCTGCTGTTCTTCATGTGCTGACTGCCGAATTGAGGTCGGCTTACCTACTGAAATTACAGCCAATCAAAGCGACCGGCCGCCGTCGCGTCGGGACGGGGGAGTTCTTTACCGCCGCCATGCAAACTAACGCAGATCTTTTCGACCGCCGGCTGATTCTCCAGCGTTTGGAAGGATCTGAAGCAGTTGCTGCGCGGTGATTGGTGTTGTCTCTAAGCAAGGGCTTACTTCTAAGGGGCCTAACATGATTTAATATACGATCAAAAAAAATGGAGCATCCCAATGATTTTATCAGTAATTCCTACTGAGTCTCGGTCATTGAAAAATAAGCTAGGCATTACGTTATCGGTACTAGTTGTTTTTTCGCTACTCGCTAACGCCGTAATTGGAGTTCTTTGGATATGTCGGAACTTCAACTTTATTCCGGTATATGGGGATACACCAGAATATTTTGCGCTTTCAAAAACCCTGGTTGTCGATCAATATCGTGGGGTTTTTTATCCGGCAATAATAAGAGTCGCCTCAATATTGTCTGAGATCTTTGCAACAACCCCTCAGGTGTTGATATACGCAATGCAGTTATTTTTAGCGTTGATAGCTGCTTTTTCTTTGTGTACTCTTATATTGCGTAACAGGCCTTTCGCTAAGGTGGTATCACTTGTAGTAGCGATATCGGTAACTTTAAATCCATTGATCGCTCATTTTTGCATGTCTGTGCTAACAGATTCCTTAGCAGCCTCATTCACCGTAATATTTTCCGCCGCGCTTATCCGGGCGTGCGCCAAGGAGGCAACAGTAAAGAGGTTTTTTATTAACTCCTTAATTGCAGCATTGACACTCACTCTATTGTCTACTCTGCGGGTAGATAAACTTTATCTATCTATAGCGGTTTTTTTACTTGCGCTTTGTGCTCTGTGCCTTTCGAGAAAAAACAAATCAAGTATCTACAAATTATTGGTCGGTTTGTTATTGCTAGTTGTTTCTGTTGGGTCAGCAATAGCTATCAAGAATACCACCACTGTTTATAACTCCCAGCGGCCACCCCTAGATTTTTCTAGCATGGCTTTCAATAGGGTTGTATGGCCGCGCTTGACAGAAGTATACCCATATCTGTCTGATGCAGTTAAGTCCCACATTACGATGGCTGATGCGGAGTTGTTCGATTCTCACAATAATTATGTGTTTCCACTGCTAACACGCGAACTAGCTAAGGCAGATGGCAAGAAAACGATAGATGCGGTAACCCTAGCGACAATTAAATATTTTCCATTGCAAGTGGCGACGAATACGCTCTTCGATTTTACAAAATACTCTCTGCCAAATCTGCAGTTTCCACTTGAAGCATATAATATTCTTCCGAAATCAGCCGGAACATCGTGGACCATTGAGCGAATGGAGATGCTTCGTCCACTGACTACAAAAATATACCTCATTATTGGGCTGATTCAATTTATAGCGGTTGGATTGCTTGTTGTATGGTTTTTCAGTACGCAAGTTAGTATCTATAAATTATGTAAAGAGAATTATTTGACAGTATTAATCATATTGTCGACGATTTTCACAAACTCTGCCCTTTTCGCATTAAGTTCCGGGATGCATGCACATATACGATATGCCATTCCTACTTATACAATAATTCAAATACTACTTGCGTCATCAGCAATGCTTGCAATGTATCGACTCGCCCCTGGTAGGGAGTCACATGCTCCAATGGAGGCAGCACAGAAAAGCATTCAGCCTACGCATCATGAAAATCTTCAGTGAAGTGCCAAGCTAATATTATTCCAAGTCTATTTCTTCACCATTGGGTGGAGTAAGTGGCCTGCCGATTCGCTTACGACGTTGACTCGGTTAGCTGTATGCAATCCATAAAATTCGCTTCTTAGAGAGTGGGGTTATGGATTGCATACGCAGAATTTTAAGTAATGGGGATTTTCATTAGATTAGTTCTCCGCGGCAATCTTTTTTTGCTTCCCTCCACGATAAGTTTTTCAGATAACTCTTAAGTGCGATAGCTATCCTGATGGGTAAGGTGACTGCCATTCCTACCGCGACCCAGCGTCGTATCTTCCTTTCGGAAACAAAGATCTCAGAACTATAAGTAGCGTAGCTACAACCTAGCCTAAGTCTTTTTGGCGACGATATAGATGATGTCACTGGGCAGGAGCCGCAAAATCGGCAAAGAAATGGCGATCGCGCAATAAATGAAAACCCTGGAGATCATTCCCTGCTTCCCGGTATAGGAAATTCTAGTGTAAAGACCTTGTAGTCCAAGAGTAGGGAGCATTCCGGACTTGATCACAGCGAAGTTTTGCTTTTTCAGTAGGTCCGAAAGATTTTTATTGTTAAAATAGTGAACGTGTGGCGAGGGAAGATCCTTCTGCCAGAGCCTTTCGAAGAACCCGAACTTACCTATCCTACAAAAAAGCCTAGATAGCTTGTAAAAAATCCCGTCGCTGCTTGGCAAGTTAAGGACTAACAGGCCGCCTTCATTCAAGCGCGCATGACATGCCGTCAGCACGTTGTCTATACTTGGTATGTGCTCAATCACATCATTGAATACAACCACATCGAAAGTTTCAGAAGCTTCAAGCGCGTCAGGAAAGTAACCTCTGCGCACTGGAAGACCTTTCGCAGCGGTAGATTTAAATACCACTTCGTCTGGCTCGACGCCAAGCACATCAAACTTCTTCATGGCGGCTTCTACAAACCAGCCATGTGCACAGCCAACATCCACTAGGGTTCCCCCTGTAGGTTTAAGCTTGGAGATGATACGTAGTAACTTGTTGAAGTTGCTAATCCTAACCTCACGAAGACCTGTTTCTCTTTCTGTCTCGTTAATAAGCTCGTGCGACGACGAGTCATTAATTGTCGGTTGAAGGTCAGCTTTCTCGTAACAACAAGTTACGCACTCGAAATGCCAGGGTTGGATCCCTGACGCAAGAATTCCATTGCAGACTGGACAGTTGTTGTTCATGTGCGCCCTTATAGCACTATTGGCTATCAACTAATTTTGTTTTATCCAAAAAGAATAGCCATTAATCGCATCTTGCTTCTTGAATTTTTCTTTGCTTAAAAGATCAATAGTTAATGTGTTTTCATTGTTTGAATTTAGTATGATTGATGAAATTTTTATTGATTGGAGTGTGGCTCGTACACGTCCACCATCCCCTTCGATTTTACCTGTCACAAAATCATACAAGACGCGCCTTCTCTCATAGTTTTCATCTCCAATAGCTGGCCTCAAAAGATCTAAATATGGCCCTCGTGTACTCACGAGTCGTGGATGCTTTTCAAATCTTGAAATGATACCAGCTATTTCATCTGGTGCGAGCAACATTCCATTTCCTTGATCCATAGCAACGGCTTTCTGGGCAACTAGAAGATCGGGGCTTGAAATTTTCCATGCTGCAAAGCTGTCAATTTTTCCGATGTTGTCCGAGCGAAGTGTATTGAATGGGATTGAGTAAAATGTCAAGAACAGTACAATTACAGATAGTGGTGCAACAAGCAATCGGTAAGGCTTTTGTTTAAATAGCTCGGTTGCAATCATGCAGAAAGATACTGCAGAAAAAACCAAGATTGGAAAAGACCAAACAACTCGCCAATAAACTGGAGGGGTTGTTACGTATCGCGATATGAAATCGGATAACCACGGATTAAGGTAGATTGTAAAAAATATAAAAGGAGGAACAGCTAATCTCCATTTTGTTATCGTGTCTTTAGCCAAAACTGGGCCGGCCAAAAGCAGAATTCCTACCAAGTATTGCTGGTGGGCTCCAAATACAGAAGTCCATACACCCTCTGCTGTCTCAGTCCCCAAATTCATAACTGGCGAGCCCTTAAGTTGCAGGGCAATATTGATCAAATAAGGAAAAGGAATAAATAAAATAGCTAGTACGTAGTAAGATTTACTCTTTGCGCTTTTTAGCGCCAGTGGAATGTTAGACGCTAAAGCTCCAAATCCTGCAATTGGACCAGCGAGCATTCCAAAGTTAGTTAACCCGATCGCTGCTACTTGACAGCACGCCAGTAAAAACAAATCAGTAGTAGTTCCTCGTTTTGAAAAAAAACGCGCCGTAAGGTAGAAAATAGCTGGAACAATAACTGATAGAAAAACAGATTTTCCTTGAAAAAGGCGGACGTATGAAAAATTTGCTGCGCTACGATGCATTTCTCCGAGTAGTAAAGTAAGTAGAAATGTTATGAGGCCGGCTAAAATCCAACTACCAGGGATTAGCTCTCTTGTTAAAAGAAAGGTTGCAGCTATGCTTACAATAACCCATATAGGTAATAGGTAAATATAGTAAGCATCCATTGAAGGGATTGAAAATAAATAGGAAAAAGCGCCAGAAAGTAATTCAAATGAAGAGAAGCGGTAACTTGGGAGTATTAATGGTAGTCCAGGTTCTCCGAGCATCGGGTCACCTGCAAGAAGGCTTTGCTCTGGATTTGACGATGAAAAAGCTGCGATAGCAACATAAAATGAGTCATCCAAGTCGTTTCTCGAAACTGCGTAAGAAAGTATGATTGCCGTAATTGAAATTAGTAGGATTATTAGGGGGGAGTATTTGCTCTCTGTTTTAGTTGTGATTAGAAGTTTTGATTGTGTTTTTGATTCTGGTGAAATGAGAGTAATTGTTAATAAAGATATAGCAAGAGTCCAAAATGCTGACCATGACCAGTATAGGACTGCTGGCAATATAAGAAGAATTATTGTTGTAAGTTGGGGGAGGTATTTTTGGTAGGGGTTGTATTGCTTAAGTTCGGTAGTTGTATTTGGTGAATTGGTTTGGTGGGTTCTCGGTAAAAAAAAGTATGCTAAAAATAACGTGAGAATTGCCAGGGGCGCGAGGGTCAGAAGATTTTTTAAATTCCAGCCAAGCAAAACACAAGCTTGCGCTGAGATGGTCCATCCAGCAAAAGCAATCAGGAAAGTAGAAATTATTTTTCGTAGAATCATCTCGCCGGGATCATTGAAAAGTGTGGGCTGTGTGTCTGAGTTGCTTTCTTTTGCATCGAGGCTGGTGCTATTAACTTTGTAAGCTTCATTGGCCAT